TCATTAAAATCAATCTGTTCGTAAATCTTAGCAAGATTAAATATGCTATTTTTAGTTTCATCTCTGAAAGCATGTTCTTCAGTCCTTGGAAATTGTCTATAAAATTCATTTAAACCGTCTTGATCTCCTTTTAAACCTTCAACTTCGTTTTCCCAGTGATCGATAACTCCGACATCAATGTATTCCCCATAGTTGTCTTCAACTGGCTCTTCGGGAGTATTGAATACAGGTATTCCATAAGCATCAATGAATCCTTCGAAGTTCCATTCCATAGGTATGAACAAACTATATAATCCTGAGCGAGTCTGTCCATTGCGGTTTCTTTTTGTAACATCTGAGTCATTGTATAATTTTTTAAAGTTTTCACCACCTTTGTCTAATGAGTTACTTGTTGAACCCATCATACATTTACCAATAACTCTACTTCCTAATCTTAACGTGGTTTTCGTAACACGCCAGTTGTTGAGGATGTTCTCGGGCCTCTCCCATTTTCCTGCTTCATCGTGGACCAAGAGCGAAAGCTTTTCACCATCATAGGAGTTGTCTCCTGTGTTCTTCCAGTCGATGGTAGTGTCCAATCCCGCGAGTTCCTCGTTCCTTTGGTTCGTGAGTATACTTTTCTTTGTAAACTTACTTGCGGGTACACGATAAGCCAATTCGGTCTTAGGTCTATCCATTCCATCCTGTATGGGTTTAAAAAAGAATGGGTAATTAACGGATATTGGAACGACCTTATCTGTAAACATTTTTTTGGCGTCAGCACCAGATTTGGATAATATCCCAAACCTAGAGTCTGAAGAGATGGTAGCTTGGTTAACAGTCTCTGCTGATGCCATGAATGAAAACCCACTCCGTCTATTCTTGAGGTAGCACATTCCATAACATCGAACGTCTGCTTTGCAAGCTTCCCAGAATATAAAGAATAATCTGTTTGCTTCCCTGAAGTCTGGAGCACCCACGTCGATTTTAGTCCACTGCAAGTACATATAATGAGACCCAGTAATATAAGTAGGAACATCTTTGTTATAGAACCAATAACCTTCATCGCGTTTGGTAAATTCTGTATCAATATATGCATTCCACTTATTTTTAAATTCATTGGGTAAATCTTTCCAATCAAATATAGTTTTTAACTTTGAAAGTTCTTTTGGATATTCTGATTTACTCCATTTATTATTTCCTTTATCTAAGTTCTTTGGTGCTGGAGGCAATGCTATTTTTAAATTTTGTATGCTATACACATCACCAATCTGCCCGGTCTTACTGATAACAACCACGTCATGGTCCTTATCGTATCCATATTTCCACTTTTTTGCTTTATTAAGCCTTTTAATCGTATTGATTTTTATAGGCTCTATAACGTGATATAATGATTGCTCGTACATTACTTAGATCTTCTTTCTGCAAAGCCTTTAAATGACTCTGCTCTTTCTTCTATATTCTTACCTTCTAATAATGCTTTTTCAACTTCGATTCTATTTAAGATCTCAAATGCATCGAATATTGCGAGCTTTTTAGTGGCTGCAGCGTTCTTGAGTCGATCGGCTGAAACATCATCATCAGTTTCAACAATCGGCTCTTTAGCGACTTTGATGAGTTCTTTGACTGCTTCATAACCAGCTTGGATTATATTCTTTTTCTGTTCCTTGACGTTCATACTTAATCGATATTGAATTAGTTGGTACTCTGTATAATCTTTCACCATCAACAATAAATTCATATTCACTGCTTGGTGTAAAACCAACTAAATCTTCTTTTTTTATATCATTAAGTTCTTTATCAACGTATTTTATAATTCCACGCAGTGGAACTTCTTTTTCATTTAATAATATATTATTTGATAAAATTGGTTTAACAAAACAAAAACCTTTAGGCGCTTGCCATTTACCGTTTCGTTTGTATAAAAATATTTGATCAGAGGTTACAAAGTATTCATCTTCTTTATAATAGCTTCTGCTATTTTTTTCTTTACCTCTTACATCATACCATCTTCTAAAAACATTGTGATGTAATATAACCTCATCATTAACTTGTATTTCAGTTTTTTCTGATTTAGGTGTTGCTGTCACTATTCCAACACGACTAACATATTGATGATCAGAAATTTCTGTATTTAGCAGAAGTTCTTGACCATCAATATATTTTTTATTATCGTATCTTTCGTTTTTAGGTTTAACTATAAAGTTAAATAAACTTTGCATTAATATTCTAAGTTATATTCAACGGCTATAGCCATATTCTTATTAAAATCTTTCCACGGTAATACTTCATTTCCTTTTTTAATAAAGATAGAAAACTTGTCGTCATTTTCTACGATGTCACATATTATGTGTCCACCATATACTTCTTGACCTACAGAATAATGCATAGCGTCATTCTTATAGTCTCTACCTATACTAATTTTTCTTACCAGTGACATGATTTTATTCTGCCTTTAATACTTCTGGTCCTACAACTTCTTCTTCTTCGATTGGTTTATAGGTTCCATCTTGGATATTGATTTGAACTTTACCGTACTTTTCTTCAAGTTTAGCTTGGAATTTGTTTAAATCAGATTGAACTTCAGCAGCAGCATGATTAATTTGATGCTTTTGTAATTCAAGGTTTCCAATTTGTGCTGCAGCGTTATTTAGTTTTCCTACATAACCTTGCAGTTCTTCTAATTGTTCTTGGGTAATTTTGTTTTCACTCATGGTTTTTAAATTAAAATTAAATTGTTAATAAATTAAATTGATTATTCAGGCTGCTGTACTTCTTCTTCAGCTGGAGCCCAAGGCATTTCTACCTCTACATTTTTTGGTGTTATTTTTTCGCTAATTGCTTTTTCAATCACTTCATTCATGTGATCAACTGGGTGATTAGCTTGTGCCCATGCAATTACGTCTGCTTCTGTTAAATTAGCAAGATCCGTAAAGTTTTCTGAATCAGGTGCACCGATTGGACAAGCGCCGTTAAATACTGAGCTTTCTCCAGAATCAGCATCTGTACCTTTATATTCAAAGTTAACGTGTGTGATCACATCTGACAATCCGTCAAGTGATGGTGCTTTTTTCATAGCCGTGATCTTCCATTCATAAGATAAATTCATAATTAATATTTTTAATTGTTTGTGTTATAATTTATTATTACTTGTTTTACTGATTTTCTAAAGTTTCGATTCTAGCTCGCAAACTATCATTATCAGCTTTTAATTCTTTTATTGCTTCAACTAATAGTGGTATTACTCTTTCGTACTGTATTGTTTTATATTTATCGCTTACAGGTGCTTTATCAACTATTTCAGGTAATACAGCTTCTACTTCTTGTGCAGATAATCCAACTTCTTTCTTTTTCTTATATCCATAACCTTGTGCAATTTCATTTGGATAATAATAAAAACCATTTAATTGGTTTACTTTATCAAGCGCATTAGGTATATTTTCAATTACATCTTTTAGTTGTATATCTGAATAGTTTGATTGTACAGTACCTGCAATTCTTATTGAATATCCTGTAGCATCTAAATGTGCATAATAGTTTGTGTTATTATAATCCCAAAACTCCGCAGCTTTCATTCTTAAGCTTGAGTTTATTTCATGTCCAGATGTAAAGCCTGCTGCTGCACTACAAAACATATATGGTCCAGCGTATGATCCACCTTCTAATCTAGAATGATATACCGCACCCCAAAAATCCATTGATATAACAGTGTTATAATAACTTGCACCGTTACCATGATTACATATAATGTGATTATGCCACCCCGATCTACCAGCAAATGAACTAGAGGTTTGTTGAAAACTTATACTATTAGTTCCATATCCACCAATGCCTACGCCATCAATTGTACCTGATATTCTATTTGCAACTGTTAATCCACTAAACTGACTTACACCATTTGGGTCACAATATTTACTTGTATCACTTCTATCATAATAAATTACAGCTTGAACATCATTTTGATTTATTAAAGTACCACCTAATAATTGTATTTGTTTGTTAAAATAAAAGTTTGCTCTATCAGTATATAAATGAGCATGACTACTGTTCATTGGTCCTACTTGTACGTAACCGTAATTAGTTCTTAAAATATTTTCTGAAGCAGATGTACCAATATTTAAATTACCATTTGAGTCACCATAAATTCCAACTCTATTATTATAATTGTTTCCAGACCATATAGACCAAAAACCTCCATTTTCACCAGCATAAAAACTACCGTCAACCATAACAGACATTTTACCAGTACTTGGATTATCTCTTTGGAATACAATCTCGCCACCATTAACAGTATATCCACCCCATCTACTACCTGGAAAATTAGACCCATTCCAAGATCCACTAAACCCTTGGACTGTATTACCCCCAACTGTTAATCCATTTAAAACACTAGTGCTAGCAGGGTCAGTATAATAACCAGTATTATTTGAATCATAAAATACAGGTGCTCGCATATTTGAGTTTGCTTGCCATGTACCATTATTTAATATCCAACCAGAGTTGTATGAAGAACCAAAATTATTACCGCCAGCACCTTCTCTAAATACCCATCCTCTACCAGGGGTATCCATAGTAAAATAAGTATTATACCCATCTCCAGTACCCGTTGGATTTGTAAAGTATCCACCATTTGCTTTAAATCCTATTGCTGAAGTTGTTGTGTTTCCAGAGGACCAGAAAAATATTTGGTTGTCTGTTGCTGTTGAACCATAATCACCTCTAATTGCAACGCCCCATAAGCTGCTTATTGAGCTAGGATCTGCGTAATATGCTGTATTATTTGAATCATAAAATACTGGTGCTCTCCAAGAGGCGTCCGCCTGGCCATTACCAGATGTATCAAACCAATATCTTGATCCCCAAGTTGTAACGCCTAAACCTCCACCACAGCCATAATGAGGATTTGCAGTGTTATCATAAGATCCCATACTAAACACAGTAGGATTCCAATTAGCCCACCCCATTGACCATCTTCTATAACCACCAGATATATTACCAGTCATAGATATTACAGCACCATGGTTTGAATTTGATGTACCTGCAGTTGCGTTTATATATAAATGAGGGTAGTCAGAAGAATTTATTACTAAAGATGCTCTAGTACTATCATTATAAACCCTAGCAGTACTAACATCTCCAAGCTGTAAACTCCACCCACTTGTTTTTCCTATATAATGCCCCTGAAACATATTGCTTGTGCTAGCTGGATTTGCATAATAACCTGTATTGTCTAAATCGTAAAATACAGGTGCTCTATACGAGCCTGCTGCAGTGCCGTACCCTGCTTGCCAACTATTACCAGAAGTTCCATGCACTGTCCATAACGTAGTGTCGCCTCCTACAAAAGCAAATTCATTTGGGTTTGTACTGTTACTCCATATATTT